ATCAAAATTATTCAAAGCATTGGTAGAGTTCTTAGAAAACATAAACTCAAAGAAACGGCTGTACTATATGATATTGTTGATGACTTGATTGTCGGAAAAAGAAAAAACTATTGTGTAAGACATTATGAATCAAGAAAACAAATTTATAAGTCAGAACAATTTGTGTTTACTGAGAAAAGATTTAATATATGAAAACATCCTATTTTGCTAAGTATAATGGAAAGAAAGGAATTAGTATTGCTTTAAAAGCTCCTCCTTATTTTAAAGGAGAATCATATGAAGATTTATTTCCTAAATGGTGGTTCTTAAAACAATATAAAAAGAATCATAATGAAAATACATTTATAATGTGCTATTATATAGAAGTTTTAGAAAAACTAAATCCACAGAAAGTTTATGATGATCTTTCTGATAAAATAATTCTTTGTTGGGAGAAGTCGGGAAAATTTTGCCATAGAAGAGTTGTAGCTGAATGGTTGCAACAAACATTAGGTGTTTATATTCCAGAATTGTGATGATGTAATAAAGATTAGTAAATAATAAACATGTATGGAAAGAATTGTAAAAAAGGAAAATTTTACCCAAAAAATAAAGAGAAATGGTTAAATCCAGATAAAATCATATACCGAAGTTCACTTGAGCTGAACTATATGAGATATTTTGATCTTTCACCTTCTGTTCTCAGAGTTTCATCTGAAGAAACTGTGGTTCCATATATTTATTCTATTGACGGTAAAGTCCATCGTTATTTTTTGGATTTTCAAATTACTGTAAAAAATAAAAAAGGTGAAATTAAAACTTTTTTAGTTGAAATAAAACCAAAGAAATTTACAACTAAACCTAAATTACCAAAGTCAGGACGAAAAACAAAAGGCTTTATTAATGAAATGACTGCTTGGATTAAAAATTCTGATAAATGGGAATATGCTGAGAAATATGCAAAACAAAAGGGTATGCAGTTCATCATATTAACGGAGCACGACATTTGAACAAAGTAAATAGTATTAACTAATAATATAAAGGGGATATAAAATGAAAACTTTTAAAGAAATTTTAAATGAAGCAAAATCTATTACATGGGCTGAAGTATTAAAACATTTAAAAGACACAAAAGTTTTGGGATATATTTAAGATAATCAACCAAATTGGACAGATAGTAAAATTAGCTTTAAAAATGGCTGATAATGGTAATATTGCATATAATACAAAAAATGATATATGGGTTTATGGAAAATGGATTGATCCAAAACTGGTGATTATAATAAAGATTTTCCATTTTAATATTTTAGGGGTATAAGAAAATCGCACGCCTTCCAGAAGATATCCGGAGATTAATGGACAAAATATATTCCAATGAGGATATTGAGACTGTTAAAAGAGGAAAAAGACTTTTATTGGGAAAGTTATATATGTATGTATATGATCCCAAATATAAAGATACACTTCCGTATTATGATATTTTGCCATTAATTGTCTTGACTAGCTTTAAACCCCCATATATAAACGGATTTAACATTCACTACATTCCGTTTTTAAATAGATTACAGTTTATGAAATCTGTAATGCAAAAACTGAAGAACGGTAAGAAATTAAAATATAAAGACATTAAAAGAGCATGGCAGAAAGCAAAACTCCCAGAAAGACTTGTTAAATATGCATATAGGACATATTTGATCAGTCATATTAGAAGTAATATCAAAGTATTTGATTATGATGATTATTACCCAATTGTAAAAGAAACATCTGGTAAATTCAAAAAATTACAAGATGCTGCTATTTTTAGGGATATTCATGCTAAGTGGAAGAAAGACAAACTCAAATTAAGCAAAAATAGGTAATATATTATGGCTTTAAATATATTTGGATATACATTATTTAGTGGTCCAAAGAAAACAAAAGAAGATAAAAAAGAACCCACAATAATTGAAACTTCTGAGCCAGAATCAATTCCCTTTGACGCACAATCTCTTGCTTTTGGATTTGACTTTGAATCAAAAATTCAATCAATTAATGATTTGATTCTTGTATATAGAAATACAGCTGCTAATTATGAAGTTGAAGAAGCGATTGATGATATTGTAAATGAAGCAATTATAACAGATGAAAAAAGAATTGTAAATCTAAATTTAGATGGAATCAAAAATTTGTCAAAGAATATCAAAACTAAAATTTTGGATGAATTTGATTACATTTTGAGATTATTGAATTTTAATCAAGATGGTGATTCTCAATTTCGTAGATGGTATATTGATGGAAGATTATATGCTTTTAGTGATGTAGGCAAAAATCCAAAAGAAGGCATAAAGCAAATACAAATTATTTCACCACTTGATATTGTTCGGATTAAGGACAAAACTGATAATAAATACTATTTTATGTATAAGCCTAAAAATGGCAAAGATAAAACAGGTTATAAAATATCAGAAGATGTTGTAACATTTGTTCCTTCTGGAATTACAGATTCACAAGATAAGCATTATATTTCATATATTCAAAGAGCAATTAAACCTATCAATCAATTAAGACTTCTTGAAGATAGTGCAGTCATTTACAGGATTTCAAGAGCACCTGAACGAAGAGTATTTTATATTGATGTCGGTAAACTTCCTAAAAATAAATCCGAAGAGTATATCAAGAAACTGATGAACAGATTTAAGAACAAAGTTTCTTATGATGTCAATACAGGAAAGACAACTCAGAAAAAAGATGTTCTGACAATGCTTGAAGACTTTTATCTACCTACATCTGGTGATGGTAAAGGAACTAAGGTAGATGTACTACCGAGCGGTCAGCAGTTGGGTGAAATTGGTGATATCCTTTACTTCAAGAAAAAAGTATATAAATCATTAAAAGTTCCAGTTAGTAGAATTGATCAAGAAGATTCGCCGACTGTTTCTTTTGGTCAAGACAGCGAAACAACTCGCGCCGAACTTAAATTTTCAAAGTTCATTAATAAACAAAGACATATATTTTCATTTTTATTTACAGATCTACTCCATAAACAATTAACTTTTAAAAATATTGTTGATGAAACTGAATGGCAAGAATTAAAAGAATTTATTGTATATGATTGGGCATCCGATAGTTATTGGTCTCAGATCAAAGAAAATGAAATTCTTTCAAAACGGATTGATATGGCAGGTGAAATTTCAGATTATGTGGGGAAATATTATAGTAATGAGTATGTAAGAAAAAATATATTGAAACAAACAGATGATGAAATTGAATCGGAAGATGAAAAAATTAAAAATGAAGAACAATCAGGTGATAATCAATCAGATGCAGGAGCATAAATACAATCAATTAAAATAATACTGAGATTACTATTGAGAAGGAAATAGTGAATATGATAAGGAAATCTTAAATCCTAGACACTTTTAAACATTTCTTATACTATCCTATAGGAACAATTAAAAGTGTCTTAAAACGAAGGTTTCATTAAATAGTAAATAAAGATAAGGAGACATTAAAATGAAAGAAATAATTGCAAAATTGCTCAATGATGATATCGTAGGTGTTAAAGATTCACTAAAAGACAAAATGTCTGATGAATTTACAATACATGTAAAAGAAATTCAATCAGAAGTTGGTAAAACACTTTTTGATAGTAAGGATGAATAAAATGAAAACATTCAAAGAAATTTTAACAGAAAGTTTAAAACAAGAAGTTGTTTATCAAGGATCTAATAAGAAATATCAAGGAAAAATTGCAACACTTCTTAATAAAGAACCATCTGGAAATTATACTATTAAATTTTCTGATGGTATAAAAATTACAGAAGTTCCATCAAAAGATGTAAGATTTGTGGGAAAAGGAAAGTAATATGAAATTTCTATCTGAACTATCAGAAGATGTTAAGTTTGAAGTTGAAGTGCTTGAAGAGGGGAAAACTAAGAATTATTATTTTGAAGGAATAACTTTACAAGGTGATATTAAAAATCAGAATGGTCGAATTTATCCGATTTCAGTGTTAGAGTCTGCTATTGCTAAACATAAGACTGAATATATGGATTCACCTCGTGGTGCTCTTGGAGAATTAAATCACCCAACGACTAATATTCATGAGATTAATTTCAAAAATGCATCTCATAGGTTTATTAGTGTTGTTAAAGAAGGTTCAAACTTTGTAACAAAGGCAAAGGTACTTGATACACCAAATGGTAAAATTCTGAAAAATTTAATCGATGAGAATATTTCACCTGGGATTAGTTCAAGGGGATTTGGCCAGGTACAGGAATCAAATGGAGTGAAGATTGTAAAAGCCCTGAATCTCGTGTCGCTCGGGGACATCGTGTCGAACCCCAGTGCCCATGAGGCATTTGTTCAAGGAATCATGGAGTCCAAAGAATGGGTATATGAAAATGGTGTTCTTTCTGAGAAATCGGTTGAAGTTGAAGAACAGATTGATACATTTCAAAAAGCTATTAAGAAAGCAAGTAAATCAGAACTTACAGAAGTTTCGATTAACTGCTTTAAAGAATACTTTAAAACATTAGGAATAAAATAACATGAAAACACTTAAAGAAATTTTGAATGAAGCAATATTAAAAGCGCCAAAGTTTCCAAAATTAAAAAATCTTTCACCTGAAGAAGAAAAACGGGCAGAAAAAGCATTTAATCAGTGGTCAGCATATAATAATCAATTTAGACACATTATAAATATTTTAACTGATAGAAGTGGTAAGTGGTATGTTGGTTCTACTAAAAATGAACTAGAAAATAAATTAAAAAATCTTTCAGCTCAAAATTTATCTAAATTTAGAAGTGATGTTGCTGCTCTTCTGAAATTATCAAAAGAAGCTGATAAAAGTATGAATAAAGTAAGAGATGAAGCTAATAAATTAATAAAAACTTTGGAATAATTTCATAAAGAAAACATTCACATTTAATAGCTAAATAACAGTTCAAGATTTATGAAAAGAAACTATTATTCCCTAAATAGTAAATAAGTATAGCTAATATAAAAATTATCAATAAGGAGATGTAAATGGAACTTGCTAAAATTTTAGAAAAATATTTCAAAGAGGGATTGACAGATGATGCCCAGAAGGAGATTAATACTCTTTTTGAAACCGCTGTCAATGAAGGGATTAACACTAAAGTTGAAGAAGCTGTAACAGCTAAAGAAACTGAACTTGAAGAGAAAAACACTACTGATCTTGAATCATTTAAGACAGATATTATTTCTAAACTTGATGAGTTCACTAAGACTGCTGTAAAAGAATTTGTTGAAGATTACAAAGGACAGATTCAGGAAAGTATTAAAACTGATATTACAGAAAAAGCAATTGCTTCTTTGAAAAATGTTTTTACTGAGTCAAATGTTGTAATTCCAGAATCTGATCTTGATGTTGTGAAATCACTTGAAGAAAAAGTTGATTCAGCAAACACTCTTCTGAAAACTGAGATTTCTGAAAAGCTTGAAGCTCAGAAACAATGTTTTGAGTATGAGAAAGTAATTAAGTTTAATGAATTAACTGAATCACTTTCTGATGTTAAGAAGGAAAAAGTGATGAATTTGATTGAAGGTCTTATGTTCAATGATATCGAAGACTTTGAAGCAAAGATTAAAATTGTTTTGGAAAAAGTTGTAGATGTTAAAGATGAAAAGAAAGAAGAACTGAAAGAAAGTTTTGATTTTGATGTAGACAAATATTTACCTTAAACAATATACAAATAATATCAAAAGGAGATAATAATGTATAAGACTTTTGTAAGTGAAGAATTGATCGAAAAGTGGCTCCCTGTGATCGAGGGAAAGAATAAGTGGGAAGCAGTTGTTGATGGTATGCCAAAGGTAGCTGCTAAAGATTATGGAGTTATTTCTCAGTGTCTTGAGAATATAGCTCTTGAAGAAGGAACAACTTCTGCTGATAGTGCAGCAACTGATTATAAGCCAATTCTTGTTCCAATGATTCGAAGAGTTATGCCTTCATTGATTGGTATGGATATCTTTGGTGTTCAGCCAATGACTGGTCCAACTGGTTTGGTTTTTGCTCTTCGTGCAACTTATCAGAATGACAGTGTTAATAAACTCAAACGTTCAAACTCTGTTATTTTAACTCTTGCAGATGCTACAGGTTTTACAGCTGGTACTGATTGTTCTACTACAGGTAATGCTGGTACTGGTACTGTTCGTCACGTTGAAGGGAATAATGTTTTGGTTGAAGTTGCTTCTGGTACATTTACTGCCGGTGCTGATATTGATGATGCTATCAGTTTTAGTTCTGCTGTAACAACTATCTCTGCTGTTTATGAGAATGAAGCATTGTTTAATATCATCTTCTCAAACTATTCCGGTCCAGTTACAACTGCTGCAGGTGAAGCTCTTACAACTGATATGAAGGAAATTGGTTTTGAGATTGAGTCTCAGACAACTACAGCTAAGACACATAAGTTGAAAGCTAAGTGGACCAATGAGATGGAAGAGGATCTCAAGGCAGTTCATAATCTGAATGCAGAGTCTTTGCTTTCTGGTGTTGCTAGTGATGAGATTGTAATGGAAATGAATCGTGAGTTCATCAATCTTGTAGGCACAAAAGCAACTGCTGGTGGTACTTCTGCTTGGGATTATAGTTCAGCTGATGGTAGATGGGAAGCAGAGAAAGCTGTTAATCTTGTGGGAGCAATTAATCGCGCTAGACGCGATATTGGTATATCTACTAAACGTGGTCAGGGTAACTGGATTATTGTTTCACCAAATGTACAGTCACTTCTTGAACTTAGTGATAGACTTCAGAGTACAGGTCTTTCCGGTGATGTAGATCCAGTCAAGAATGCTTATGTTGGTAATCTGAAAGGTTCAAACACAAAGGTTTTTGTTGATATCTTTGCTCCTAATGATGATGTTCTTGTAGGTTATAAGGGTTCTAGTGAGATTGATGCAGGTATTTTCTATTCTCCTTATGTACCACTCAAGATCAGTAAAGGAATGGGTGAGGAAGATGGTCAGCCTCGTACATTCTTTAGCACTCGTTATGGTCTTACTTATAATCCACTTGGCGGAACTTCAGGTGAGAGTTATTACAGACGTGTAACTGTTGCAAATATTCCTGCTTAATTAGTTTTTAAGTAGTTATAACACTCAAAAGGGGGAACCATATTTTTATGGTTCCCCTTTTTCATTATACAAGAACTTTTTCATAACAATCCCTCTATTTAATGAATTTAATCTGCTTCAACTGAACCACTAAAATTACATAATAACATAAAAATGTTAAAAAGTAAATAGTAATA